AACATGAGGATTTATTGAAGTGATGGATGTTACATTAGTCGATAGTATGGGAAGTGATTTGTCGGTAGTCAATGCTGCCCGTGTTTCTTTTGCAAAGGTGCATGAAAATTTTGATGATGATAAGGACACCAAACTGATTAAGTATCTCGCAAAGCATAATCATTGGAGTCCCTTTGGTCATGCATCTTTGCAGTTTCATATCAAAGCACCTGTGTTTGTCGCAAGACAGTTAGTCAAGCATCAGATTGGTTTGACATGGAATGAAGTGTCAAGGCGATATGTTGATGAGGAGCCAGAGTTTTACACGCCGTTAATTTGGCGAGGAAAAGCTGATGATAAAAAACAAGGTTCTTCTGACATTGAGATTGATATTAATCCCCCCGCTGGATGCGGCCGTTCTATGGTTGATGATTATGATCAGATTTTGCGTAAATCAAAGTGGACATACGAACAACTATTGAGAAAGGGCGTATGTCCAGAACAGGCTCGTATTGTTCTTCCACAGTCAATGATGACTGAATGGTATTGGAGTGGCACACTGTATGCGTTTGCCCGTGTATGCAATCTGCGGTGTAAACCAGATGCACAGGTAGAGACACAGATGGTCACTGACCACATTGATAAATTATCAGAGGAATTGTTTCCCGCAAGTTGGGACGCTCTACGGTCATGAGTAAAGCTGTTGTCATGGGAAACGGTGAGTCTCGGTCTTGGTATAACCCAGATACTAAATGGGACGATGTGAAGACATGGGGCTGCAATGCCGTTTACCGTGACGCAATGCCAGATAGTCTTGTTGCTATGGACTATGCAATGCAACAGGAAATATATGACTCTGGGTACACGGGAAAGTGTTATTTTTCAAACTGGAGTATTGTTCCATCAGAGGTTGCTGATATGATGCTCATGGGATTTGATATACCAGATGCATTTATTCATAGGAGTGAGAATAAAACTGATCAATGTGTTATATCTGGCAAAGACCCTGCAACGGTTCATGAGACTGTTGAATATATGATGAAGATGCATCCAAGTCTAGACATGGATGACCTTAAACTCAAGATGGAAAAAGATGTTGGTATTTGGATCACCTATGTGAATGAGAATGACAACATTAAAGATGTAGGCAATCCTAATCTATCAACTGGTAATATGGCCTTATTACTGGCATGTCACGAACAGGATGCAGAAGACATTTATATGTTGGGGTTTGATTTGAGCACATACAATGAATCACTCAATAACATATACAAAGGGACAGACAACTATTTGCCCGCAGATGCGAAAGGGTTCAATCCTGTCAACTGGATGAACCAAATGAGTGAGATTTTTGACAAGTATAAGAGCAGAAAATTTCACTGGGTAGACTGCAAAATAAAAGGCACTAAGAGTTGGCATGGTTCGACAGTGCAAGACTACCATTCCAATGTAACGCACTTGTCAAAAGAAGAGTTCTGTAAAGAGCTATTATTGGAAGATTATAAATAAAGGAGTATTGACATTCTTATTACATAATGATACATTTAAACATACTTTAACATACGAAACATATTTAAACATAAGGAGAATACAATGTCGTTTGCTGCATTGAAGAAACAGAATAGTTTGGATTCACTATTGGGTGCTGCCCAGAAAGAATCTGCCCCCCTAGAAAAGAAGTCTTACGTTGATGAACGTCTTTGGAAACCTACGATGGATAAGACCGGCAATGGTTATGCCGTCATTCGTTTCCTGCCCGCACCAAAGGGTGAAGACCTTCCTTGGGTGAAACTTTGGAACCATGCTTTCCAAGGTCCAACTGGCCAGTGGTATATCGAAAACTCACTGACTACGCTTGGTAATAATGACCCTGTGTCGGAGTATAACTCTAAACTCTGGAACTCTGGTATTGAGTCAGATAAAGAGATTGCTCGTAAGCAGAAGCGTAAGCTGCAATATTACTCTAACATTTATGTTGTGAGTGATGCATCAAATCCAGAAAATGAGGGTAAAGTTTTTCTATACCGTTTTGGTAAGAAGATTTTTGATAAGGTGATGGAAGCAATGCAGCCTCCGTTTCCTGACGCTGAACCTGTCAACCCTTTTGATTTTTGGGAAGGTGCAAACTTCAAACTGAAGTTGCGTAAGGTAGATGGATATTGGAACTATGACCTGTCATCGTTCGATAATAAATCTGCACTACTTGAAGGCGATGACGATGCACTAGAGGGAATATATGGTAAGCAATATTCTCTTGCTGACTTCACATCTCCCACTAACTTCAAGTCCTATGATGAGTTGAAGACTCGTCTGGATGCGGTCCTGTCTGGCACTGTTGTTGCCAATACCACAGTTCAGACTTTGATGGAAGATGAACCAAGTTCAACAATCAAGGTTGACACTAAACCAGAACCAGCCCCTACCGTAGAGGTTGATGATGACGCAATGTCATACTTTGAGAAACTCGCAGAAGAGTAACATAGAGAACCCCCACAGAAATGTGGGGGTTTTTTACTGCACGGAACCGGCGGCCCGGGCAAGCATGGCAAGTCCTGATGGATCAACCACAGGTATATTGCCACCAAGCGCCGTCTTTTCTTCGGTAACCGGCCCTTGATTGACAGTGGGGGCAACTATCACTGGTTGACCATTTCCAGTGCCTCCACCAGAACCTGTAACAGGTTTCATCCCTTCCATTTGGGCGACAGCATCAGGCGTCTGCATTTGTATTCTACCTATTGCTGCTTGATCTTTTCTAATTCGTTCCATCAGCGTGGCTCTGTCTTGCCTGCGTAATTTTGGGTTCGTCATCTTTGTTTTTGTCTCTTGAATTCTGCCCTGCAATCTCTCGACATCAGCTGCTCTCTGCACATCCGTGCCCCTCAAAGCGTTCCTCGCTCTTTGTATATCTCTGTTTACTTGACTTTCAATGTTTTCGCCTAAAATCATACCAGTTATATACTCACCAAGCTTGTCACCAAGAAGATAACCAACCACACCCATTATTGCACTCATAGGTGGTCCGCCGATCAACATGCCAACAGACGCAGCGGCAGCAGTTAGTGCAGTTCCTCCAATAAAAGAACCCACAGTTTTCTTTTTTTGAGCGGGGGATAAGCTATCATCATTTAAAGCATTAAACACTTGAACTGCACCAACAGCTGGTCCTAAGAATGGAATGACTTTTACTATTCTTCCAAGGGCCGGAAATTTACTCACAAGAGCCGCTGTTCTTCCTGGTTGTGTATTTAGAGCAGGATTCTTTTGACTTCCCGTAGCTACAGGAGGCGCTTGACCTGCCATTGCTCTTGCAGCCCCCGGCCCCCCTGCTTGCAAAGCCCGTTTTTGAGCATTAACCACTGCTTGGCTTGCTGGCGGAACAGATGATGTCCCACGGACATTTTGATTTGCGGTTTGCGGCAGTTTTTTTGGAGGTTGTTGTTGTGGATTTGTTATTGTTGTTGTTGTTGTTGTTGGAACCTTTGGGCCAAGTCCTAACTTGGCTAAAACGGCTGAAGATACGCCTAAGGCCGTAAAAGCTTTGATAAGGGCTGCTCTGCCAATATGGGCGAGTAGCGGTATGATCGCTTTTTTAAGAAGAACAAGCCCAACTACGAGCGAGCCGAGGAAGAATGTAATATCGTCAANAACTTCTCCAAAACTANTTTTGCCTGCGAAGTATTCTTTTAAAAATTTAAATGTTTTCTGATAGAANTCGCTATTGACAAAAATTAAAAGCAGAGCAGCTAAAGCTANTCCAATTATTTTTGGNAATTTCTTAAAAAAANCTTTTACTGGGTCTATGAATTTTCTTTTTACATCTCCTAACATTTGAACTGGTTTTGAAGCGGCAACATTAGTTTTAAATCTTCCAAGTAGTCCTCTTCTATTCTCCCTGGCTGTTAACTTTGCTTGCTCACGTTTAAGTTGTAAATCTTTCTTCTGATATTCTTTATTTAGTTTAGCATCACCTTTAATTGCCTCACCCATTTCTTTTAATTCTTTTTTTGATTCTTCAACAATTTTTCGTTGTTTTATTATATCCTCATATTGTTCTTCATTTACTTTAAGAAGGCGCATCTCTCTTTCTTTTGTTTCTTCATACTGTTGCTGGGCGGCCAAGTGATGATTAAAAGCGTTCGCATTTGATGATTTTACTGCTGTCGTCGTAGCCGCAGCAGATTTTGTTGCGGCTGATTGTGCAGTTGTTTGAGCACCTACTAAATCCTCAATTGCTTTGGTCTGTTTGTCTCCAGATTTTGTTACCGCACTTTCGACGGTTTCTACCTTTTTAGTGTTTTCCTTCTCAGCGCTTACGATTGCTTCTTGGGTTTGATCATGTTCTTTTCTATTTTTTATCGCCAGCCGGCTATCATTAATCATTTCAGCTGCAGCATTCCTAGTCGATGCTATAATATTGTCACCCTTTTTATCACCCGCTGCTTGTTGATGAAGGAGTTGATTTGTTTTCTTTTGTTCGGCAAGAAATTGTTGAAAAGCTAAATTTAGTGTTTCGTCAGCCATGATTCTATCCTACTTCTTTACATCCGTGTTTTTACTTTTAATGTATGCTTCTTTGCCAAAGAAAGCTGCAACGATTGCTGCGACAGAGACAAAATATGTCGCTGCCATATCACCCAAGATTTTTGCTGCTTGGTCCATGTTCATAAGAACTGCTAACACAACCAAAGATGGGTACAGTAACATACCGGCAAGTGCAAACCACGCCATTTTGCGTTGAGCATCTTCTTTTTTGTCTTCATTCTCTAGTCTTACTAATTTTGCATCCATTTCAAATTCTTCATCATCCACAACACCATCACCATTTAAATCGTATTTTTCATATTGACTATCTGGCTCAAGTTTTTTTTGTGCCACAACTAACTCCTTCTTAATTTACTTTCTTCCTCTCTTCTTTTTTTCTCTTCCTCCTCAAGATGATTTAATAATAAACCAACATATATTTCCCTCTCCCACGGTAGCATTTCGTCCAATTCTGTTAAACTATATTTATGATGTTGCATCATAGAAAAATTTAGTTCATAGTGAGTTTTTACTGATACATGTGAGAGGGCTAACCAAAAAAACTTTCTAATCCTTGAAGAACCACTTCATTATCTACCTCTGTTTTTGGATTTTTGACATTTATCACATGAATAAGCTTTGGCATTGTCTCAAAAAAATCACCAATTTGTTCAAACATATCTGGTGGTAACATGTCAATAAATTCAGTTAACTCCTTATCGCTCATATCAACCCTGTTATATATTTTGTCACCATCAGTAATTTCAGTAACACATCTATGCATCAGTTTAATTACATGTTCAACTAAATCATCTGCGTTATCAATATTTAAATCAACCACATCTTTAACAGTTGGGTAACGCAACACAATTTTAATCTTGTCCGATATGTCAATTGTGTTGCTGTGCTCATCATTTGATTGAACATCAATCTTATCAAGATTGATCTTAACCGACACTCTTGTCTCCTCATCATCTGGACACAAGATACTTAACTCTGCCGTTTCACCAACCGATTTACATCTTATTTTCAGAAACACATATTCAAAATCAAATACTGGCATTTCTGACAAATTTAATTTTCCATATGTGCAACCATCTACGAGAGATTTCATTCCATTCATAATATCTCTCTGGTCTTCAGATTCTTGTAAAATCATTAATGTCTTTTGTTCTTTTACAAGAAATGGTCTATATGTTATTTCCTCTCCCGTTGATGGTAGTTCTAAAATATAATTTGGTATATCAAGTTTTGGTAGTGCCATAATTTTTTCATCCTTATAATAATTTTCTCAAAACAGCTGGAAGGTTTCTTGTTAAACTTCTCTCAACTGTGTTTGTAAATGCGTCAACCAGTGACCCACCAAGCTTTTGCTGAGACGCTGTATCAAGTGGCGAGAATTTTCTAAATGACCACGCCACTGTGGTCTTTGTAATTTCTGTGCTTGGTCCAGCTGCTAAATTTAATGCTGCGATAGATTTTGGAAAACACTCCTCTATCCTAAGACCAAATGTCCTTTGGTTATTTTGGTTCACTAGATATATATCCATTGTTCCAATATAGTCATCATAATATGCCGCATCAAATGTGGTTACATTATATGACAATTGTTGCCACTGCTCAAAAAATCTTCTCTCATCCAATCCAGCTGTTGATTGAAAGGTCATACTAATTTCCTCTGCAAACAATGGTTCTATAACATACTCTCTTTGTGGCCCAGTGATAGCACCAGCACTCGCTATTTGGGTTGATAATGATCTACCGGGCATTATCAGACTCTCTGCTCGTAGACAAAATTCTCTAATATTATGACCACCCATAGCAGGAGATGCGCCACGGGGTGGGTGAATTTGAACCTCATATTGGTTTGGTCTTCCATATGCATTTTTGTCATGAAATGATGCTAAAATATCATTTAGTAAACCAAACGCAAGGGCGTCCACTGCGCTTGAGCCTCCTAGTGGAACATCTGCAAATTTACCTAGTCCTGTTGCCATCTTATTATCCTTAGAACAATTTCTTGGTTTCGTTGTATACTTTAGATGTAGACGCTTTCTTAAATCTTTGCACTGGTAACAAAACTGCAATTACCCACTCATCTGGTGATACCACACGAATTTGAGATTTTAGATGACTATAGAGATATCTTTTAATCACAGCCTTTGCCATTGGTATTGTTGATGCTCTCGCATAGCTAATTCTAAGTTGGTCCCTCTCACTGTATTGGTTATCTTCTGGTATCGTGTTAATTTTATCAAGTAATCTAACTCTCAAAGGTATCGGCAGATAATGAAAATTTAGTCCTAAAAACCCATCGCTATATCTCTCTAAGGGTAAGACCAACGGAAATGTATCATAGTATGGTAAAGTCTTTTTATACTTAGGGTCATACACAAACATGTTCAAATTAAAAGCAGACGGCCTAGTTGTTCTGCGACCATCTCTAATTAAATCTAATGCGCCTGGTTTACCAAACTCTCGTATTTTGTCTCGATACCAGTTAATTGATTTTGGTGCGTCCTTTGTAGCGTCTTGAACGCTTTGTATGAGATTATCAACCATAAGATTATTTATAACGAATACCTAAATCGTCCTCTGTCATTATCTTAAATTCCATTCCATTGTCTTTACACCATTCAGTGGCATACTTCCACTTTGCACTATT